GTTCGATGTTTCTTTTTCCTATACACAGTCACAGAACTTACATTCTGCAATACCTCTATGTCTATGTCCACAATCTTTACATATACTACTCATGTTTTTTCTCCTCAATCTCGTAAAAGAAATTATCAGTGTCTTCTGTTTTCCATTTACCCGTATCTTCTACGTTCCACTCATTAGTTTGTACCTTCCAATCAGGAATATTATCTTTGACTGTAAATGAAGGCAGGTCCCAGATACATCTATTATTTGGCTGGGCAGCATAATTACCATCATCTAACGCAATTATGTGAGCGCACTTATGTTCGTGCGGTATTTCCGAATGATCGGTGTCGAGTATATTACTCTCTGGATGAGCCCAGTCAATAGTAAATAAATAGTGGCCATGATGCCATTTTTTATCTTTACCTATATATTTACCGGATGCTGCGGTTAAAATAGACCAACTAGTAACAGTAGGATAATAACTAAAAGAATTCCAAAGCTCCAGTTCATCAAGTCTTTTGGATGGAACAGACTCGGGTTCATAACCACGTTGAATAAAAGCCGTAATTGGGAGACGATAAAAGATTGCACCATTTTCCATAAGCGCATGCCATAAGATAGCACGACCTCCCATAGAGGTAATACCAAAGATAATACAGTCTTCAACTTCTCCGTGATGTTTTTTAAGATCATATAAATACTCCCTTCTAATTTTTGCGTAAATTGGCGGTATGTTCGCATTTAAATAAGCCATAATCAACCATTAATATCTCCCCAAGTATCTGCTAATTCACAGTCCACTTTGTTGGGGACTTCCAAAGTAACTGCATCCTGCATGATCTCCACAATTTGTTTCGCTTGCTCTTGATCTTTTACAGAAATACAAAGTTCATCATGAATTTGTACGTGCGCTATAATACCATTTTTATATAAATCTAACATAGCTTTTTTAGTCATGTCTGCCGCAGATCCTTGAATTAATTTATTTAAAGCTTTGTAAGTATAAGCTCTTCTAATTCCTGGTCCGTGTTCCTGTAATGCTTCTTCATGAGGCAATGCTTTATGCATACCGAATTGATTAGGCTCCCACAAATGAAACCTACACAATCGTCCCAAGAGAGTTCGAATTTGACCACGCTCTTGGGCACGATTGGAAGCACTATTCATTAACTGCTTAACGAAGGGAACTTTAGCGTGGTATTGATCGAACAATTCTATTGCTTTATCTTTTGATACACCTAGTTCCGCCTGGAGTTTTGCTTTACCCATACCATAAAATAATCCTAGGTTAATTACTTTGGCTTGTGATCTTGGAATCTTTGCCATGTCTGCTACGACCTGGTGAAAGTCTGTTGAAGTGTCATTTTCATAATTATCAATTACATCATTAACAGATGGAAATTTATGTAAAGCTGCATAATGCACTACCAGCCTAGGCTCTTGTTGAGAATAGTCAAAACTACCCCATCTATGGCCCTTCTCGGGTATAAAAATAGACCTAATCATAGGTCCAAGATCCTTATTTCTAGCTGGAAGCTGCTGTAAATTAGGATTAGAATAGCTAAATCTACCAGTCACAGTCCCACCATTATCCGATCTTATTTGATTTATGTCGGCATGAATCCTGCCTTTATGTTCATGTTTAATTATGGTATCTATAAAAGTAGTATGAGCCTTATTAACTTCTCTAGCTTGAGCAATCATTCTAACTACAGGATGTTCATGATTAGAAATAAAATTTTTTGTAAAGGATGGAGCCTGTGATTTTGCAGTTCTTTCATAAGGTAAACCAAGTTTATCAAAAACTTTGGCAACACTTCTTGCTGCCATTAATTGAACATCTACTCCTGTTTCTATTTTTATTTGTTGGAGTAAGTTATCTTCTTGTACTGTTAACGCTTGCTTCAATTTATGAGCTCTTTCAACGTCCACTCTCACCCCAAGAAATCTCATGTCTACCAGACAAGGAAATAGATCTGTCTCGAGTTCAAAAATAGACTCAACGTCTTGATGTAATAATTCTTTTTTAAATATTTGCCAAAGTTCTAAAGTAAGTTCAGCATCTTTTTCTGCGTAAGATCCAACATACATTGCTGGCAGTTGCCACATATCTGCTTTGGGATCTAATCCTCTGGACTTTGCTTCTTCATTTAAGGCAGATTCATTTTTACCGTGACCTAAATAATCCCAAGCTAAACTATTTAAATCAAATCGAAATCTATTTTCGTCAATCAAAGAGGCTGCAATCATGGTATCAACTATTTGTCCATTAATACCAAGACCCATAGACCTAATCCAACATACATCGTACATTGCATTGTGAAATATTTTTATAGCGTCACTATCTAATACATCTTGGAACCAATTTAATGTTCTCTTACGATCCATGTTTGGCCCTGATCCGTGAGCAATTGGAAAATAAAATTTTCTACCTGGTACAGCAACCGCAATACCTACAACTTCTCCGTTCCCAATAATAGATCCAGATCCTTTTGATTTTAAATCAGGATCTCTTGTTTCTAAATCGATCGCGATCTCATCATACTTTCTTAAATCAGGATATTCTTCTGGTTCATTCCATTCTGTCTGTGCTTCAAATAAAGGTACTTTCATTTTTTAGGCTCGTATAAATATTTTTTTTCTATAACTTTATTTAATCTGTGTTTATTACTAAATGCATACAAAGCTGCATTATAGTTGTCAGGAAAAATTTCCCAGGCAAGTTCTTCAAAACCTGTATATATTTCTAAATAAAATTTATTTTTAGCTACTGTAATTATTTTTTTAATAGTTGCTTTTTGTCCCATTATTTTTTCTTTTTCATATCGTTTATTTTTAGCATTTCTAATTGACAGTAATGTACAATTTTTTTAAGATCTTCAATTCCTCCTTTTCTCTGGTACCTGCAAACGTACTTCACAACGTTCCCCTGAAAAAATGAAAGATCATTTTTAGAAATAAACTCATAAGGTTGAATGGGAAACTTGGTATAGTGATTCCCGCCTACCTGGGTGTATTGTGGAAATGATTCTTTAAATATATCTTCTGATGTCATAGTTGATATCCCTTTCGTTCGATTTTTGCTCTCATTAAATATAAGTTTCTTTTTGCTCTCGTGCAACCTACATACCATACTCTATGCTCTTCGTCACGCTTTATTATACTTTTAATTGTAGCTTCTCTTATTTTTTTAGCATTATCTAATACTAAAATTACGTTCTCACATTCACCACCTTTGGCAGCGTGAATAGTAGATACTTTGATTCGGGCCTCATCACTTAATTTTTCTTTATTTGACAACATTAGTCTTATGTAGATTTTATCATCAGCTGGTGCATTGTCAAAACATTCAAACCATTTTAAATCTTTTTTAAGTTCTCTGTTTCCCATGTATTCTTTTATGTCTTCTAGAGCAGTGTCAGAAATTACTTCTCCATTTAACCATTTGCTATGATTAATAATTGCTTTGTAAAGTTTTGTATTATAACTTTTTTGATGTTTATTTTCGTAGTATAATCCTTTCACTTTTAATAGATCACATACTTCTTTTGATCGAGATATTGTTCTAGTTAAGATTAACCAATTGTCCTGGTAAAGATCCACATTCTCCAAGCTATTGATTTTACTACATAATCCTTCTTCATTTCTAGGTAGATAATTTTTAGTTGCCCGGAGTCCTTCGATTCTTCCAGTTATAATTTCAGAAATATCTTGTACGGCTTTTGGAATCCTTCTTGATTTAGATAATACTTTTTCTTTTGCAGGTTCTTGTATAAATCTATGTACATCTGCACCTGCCCAACCATAGATAGCCTGGTCATCATCTCCAGCAAGATATATATTTTTTGTTTTTGATTTTAATATGTCATAAAGTTTCCATTGTATTGGTGAAAGATCTTGAGCTTCATCAATAAAAACTACATCAAATTCTGGAATTTTATTTGGTTGCTGTATGATATCGTGAATCATATCCGTAAAGTCAACTAAATTATTTATGTCAGGATGTTTGTAATGATTATAATTTGCTTCAATATGTTTTAACAAATCAGGATCTACATCTGTTGAATGTTCTGCAGTACAATATTCATCCCATACCGGAATATCTTTTTCTTTAGCTTTTAAAATAATTTGAAAGTATTCGTTATCGCAGGTTAAGTAAGGTGAAGCATCCATATCTTTTTTTGCATTGACCCGTATACTTAATTCTTTTCCCAGATCATTGTAATGATAATCCTGCATTACATTTTCTTCTCGAAGTCCTAAACTATGAAAGGCCAAAGAATGAAGTGTTTGAAAATATCGAAGTTGTTTCTTTTTATATTGAGGATTTTTTTGAAGCATTCTATTTCTAGCTTCGTGAGCTGCCTTTCTAGTAAATGCAAAGTAACCTATTTTATTAACAGGAGTGCCTATTCTAATATAGGCCATAGCTCTTCTTATTAATTTTTCTGTTTTCCCCGTGCCAGGAGGTCCATATATCTTTGTAATTTTTGTCATTAAAGAATATCTTTTTTACTCTTCATAGGTATGATCTCTACTTCGTTCTCTTCTTTTTGAAAGTAGGTCATAGAAATTTTTACGCATCTTACCGGGTTGTTAGATTTTTTTTCTGTATTCTTTTTAGGATATCTTTTAGGATGTCGAAGTTCGGCCTCAAAAAAATCCATTAACATTTGTCCAGTTCGATCAATCTTTGCTTTCCATTCTTTATTTTTTAAAAAATTATAAAAAGGATCAAACACAAAATAAGCAAAGCCATCAGCATCAATTAAGGTACTACCACTTCTGAATGCTGCATCACTTACTGCTGGAACGCCGTGTATATAATCTTCTAAATGTTTATGTAATACTTCTTTTGGTGATGTTCCAGGAGGAGCTTTTTCTGTTTTCATTCCCTGCCATAGAGTATCTAAAATATTTTGCATATCATCACCTTTAATTCGTGGTGGTGGAATAGGGGTATGTGCTCCAATTAAACGTCTTAATTTTTCTTGGTCCATGATGTAATTAATATCTCTAGCGATTATTTGTTGTGTGGTTTCGCCTTCTATTTTATCATTGTAATGTACCGTAAATCTAAATTCAGGATCTGGTGAATAATCTATTTTAATTAATGCAGATAATGTTGGAAATTTTTTAACTTTATCAGAGGCCACACCAAATTTTCTTTTAAGACATTCTGATTTAACACACATACTATTAATAGGTTCTTCTGAACAAGTATGACCAGCAGTTTCTTTTTTGTATGCTTTTATTTTTTGTTTTACTTTTTCATCTCCCCAAATGTTATCGTAAACAATATAGTTCCTGGCACCTTCTAAAAGTTTTTCTTCCCAATTATCTGGATATTTCTTTTTAGCAAAGACCATATAATTATAAATAAACCTGTCTCTATAATCATCGAGTTTATTTTTAGAGAGTCTTTGTAAACATACAGGGCCATCTATAAATTCATCTGCACCACCCGTAAGTTCTAATCTAATTAATTCATTAGCAAATTCTTCTAGCTCTTCTTTTGTTTTTGTGTTAGCCTCGACGACTTTTATAAATTGGTCAAAGGTAAACTCCGTACCATCTAAATTAACACCTACTCTTTCATTACGATTATAATAAGGTAAATTAATAAAGTTACCGTTGATAGGTTTTTGATCTGAACCTACACCTAGTTGTGTTTGTTTCGGAAATATTTCTGTTGATGCTTTTAAATCAAAAGTAAATAAAAGTTTATCTAAAAAATTTCTTACAAAACTTGCTTTGACTGGTTCTTTAAAGAACACATAAATATGGAGTCCACCACTTTTAGATTTAACGGGTACTACAGGAATATTTTTCTTGTCAATAATTTCTAAATATTTTCTTAAATCAAAGTTGTCATATTCGTCAGAGTCAATATCAATTGCTCCAAACTTTGCGAGTCCTTCATCATTACAAGGTTGAATCCCAATAGATTTTTTACCAGATAAATGATCTAAATAATCAGACTCAATTAATGGTTTAGCTGCCCAACCATATTTTAATTTTAACTTTCCTGTGGCAGGATCTTTGTACGCCGAGTTTATATCTGCGTAACCATAGTCTCTTTTAAGACCTGTAAATATTTCTATAAATTTATTTTCCATCTTTCCTTTTTAGTAGGGGTGACTCTACTCTCGCTTTGCCACCCCTGTTGCAACCATTCCCGGAGGGGAATTTTACATAATGTGAGCGGATCCACCATCAGACTTGGCTATATCTTCCTCACCATGTTTTACTTGAACATCTCCTTTAGAAATGCTTTCAGAAAAACTTCTAGCTTGTTGATATAATGCAGCGTCTTCAATTGGACCTGTTTTGCTCACTTCCCAACCAAACCATGTACCTTTGTCGTTAGACTGTTGTACAGTTTTTAATTGATAAAGATGGCTAAAAGATGCTGGTGTAAACATACCGTTCTTACCTTGCATCTTTATACTTTGCATCATGCTATTCCATTTTCTACTAATTTTTAATTGAGTAGATTTCATAGCAATCAATGCAGTAGTTGGTGATTGACTATTGACTATAACAAAATGTTGAGCAGTTTTTTCGATATAGTTACCGTTTGGTAGTCTATCTTTAAAATCTGCACCTCTAGTTGTTTTAGTCATGATGTCACTAGATGAAGGATAGATATTTACTGGCGCACCAGATCCATCTGTTCCTCTATCTTTCCACTCGACGTATTCAAGTTTGTAGTAACATGGAATCACTTGGACTCCTTTTTCACCATCGAAGAGCTCACCTGTTACTGAATTGTAAATCATTCCAGGTTCTGCACCTTCAACATACTTGCCGTCTCTCTTGTTTACTTCAGGAGATAACTGACCAAGTATTTTAAGAAACGGTAATGCAAGATCATCTTGTCCTACCGTTCCAGTTTGTACATTTGCATCTGCTTCAAACACAACGTTTGTAGACAGAGCATTGTTTTTCTTCGTTATTGGTTCTTTGCTCATTTTTCTATTTCCTCGTTATTTTGGTTCTGTTTCCTGCGAACACGTTAAATAGATCCGTGGGCATCTCTTTCCCAGACTCAAGACGCTCACGAACCAATGCTTTAAGTGTCATTGGCTCAACCTTTAACTTCTGGGTCGGTTGATACCCTTGACCTTGTGCAAGGACTGCATATTCTGCAGCCTTGTTATCTTCGTTACGACCAAAGGAAACGGTGATCTCATTTTTAATAAGATCCCCCAAGTCATTCTTACGAAGCCAGTTAAATGCTTCATCCTGTTTTGCTTTTGGAATTGAAGCACCATAGACGGGTTTGACTTCTACGCCAGCCCCATCTGCTAAACTAAATTTTGATATATTCATTTCTGTCATCATGGTAGGTATAACCTCTCCAGATAAAACGTCTATATCATTTTTAATTTTTTTTAATTCTTCTTCTTTTGCTGCAAGATTATCTTCCAAAGTTCTTAATTTAATTACCTGGGTAGATAGTTCTTTAATGTCATTCGTATTAGCACTTGCTAACGAATCAACTTTATCTTTTTCTAGATTTATACTCATGTCTTTTTACCTTTCGTAGTAGTTAATGATGTTGTTAATATAATGTCATAATATCCTATGTCAAGTTTATTCTTCAATCTTTCCTTGTTCATATAAATTTATTTCTATAGGATAATAAGTTTTTTCTTGTCTATCCCATTTTAGTAAATTAAATTTACCACCGGTTTTATCTGCCACAATTGAACATGCAACCCCAATAATAGCAGGATCGCCTGTAAGTAGTAAATAATCTTTTTCTGTGTAGTTATCTAATAGTTTTCGCAATTTAAAAATTAATGGCCCTGGAGACAATATAATTTGTGAATGTTCAGGTAATAAAGTTTTTAATGTACCAAACTTTTGAGCCCCCATAATATTAAATTTAGGCGCACCTATTTTAGTTCCAGGTAATTCTTGTATTATATAAACTGTGTTCATAACTTTCCTATTGACATTTGATACAGATCAATGATAGGTTTGTCAATAGAAAGAAGAAATATTATGAACTATAAATTTAAAACAAAGCCTTATGAGCATCAATTAAAAGCTCTTAAGAAGTCACATAACAAAGAACTATTTGCATATTTTATGGAAATGGGTACGGGTAAATCTAAAGTCTTAATAGATAATGTATCTATGCTTTACGATAAAGGTAAGATTAATGGATTTTTATTAGTAGCACCTAAAGGTGTATATAAAAATTGGTTTGATTCAGAGATACCTACGCATATGGTGGACCACATTGAAAAGAAAATGGTGCTGTGGCAAGCAAACATCACTAAATCACAGCAACAAAAATTAGATACTTTATTTGAACCTGGTGAAGACTTACATATTTTAATAATGAATGTAGATGCATTCAGCACAAGTAAAGGTGTAGAGTTTGCAGCTAAATTTTTACGTTGTCATCGAACTATGATGGCTATTGATGAGTCTACTACTATTAAAAATCCTGATGCTAAAAGATCTAAACATATATGTTCCTTGGGCCAGTATGCTACCTACAAAAGAATTCTTACAGGATCACCTGTTACTAAATCCCCATTAGATTTATATAAACAATGTGAATTTTTAGGAGAAGGTCTATTAGATTTTACATCTTATTATGCATTTAGAACTAGATACGCTATCCTTAAAACTATGAACTTTGGTTCCCATAGTGCTAAAGTTCCTGTTGGTTATAAAAATTTACAGGAATTATCTGATAAGATTGCTTTGTTTTCTGACAGAGTATTAAAAGAAGATTGTTTAGATTTACCTGATTATACTTATCAAAAAAGAATTATACAATTAAGTAAAGAACAACAAAAACTTTACGATCAAATGAAAAATGTAGCGCTTGCACAAATGGATGGTAAACTAATGACTACATCTACTGCATTGGTTCAATTAATGAGACTCCAACAAATTACTTGTGGTCATTTTAAAGCTGATGATGGTACACTTAAAATTATTAAAAATGAAAGAGTCACTGCATTAATGGATATTCTTGAAGAAGTGGAGGGTAAGGCTATTATCTGGGCTCATTGGAGACATGATATAGACTCCATAGTTAAAGCAATTGAAAAAGTATATCCGGGTTCCGTGATGACTTATTATGGTTCTACGTCTACTGAAGACAGAGCCAAAGCAATTAAAGCTATACAAGATCCTAATTCTAAAGTTAGGTTTTTAGTTGGTACACCACAAACAGGTGGGTATGGTATTACACTTACAGAAGCTAATGTAATGATTTATTATTCTAATGGTTATGATTTAGAAAAACGTACACAATCAGAAGCTAGAATAAATCGTATTGGTCAAAAAAGAAAAATGACTTACATAGATATTATAGCTGAAAAAACTGTAGACGAACGTATAGTAAAAGCTTTACGTAAAAAAATAAATATAGCTTCGGAAGTCATGGGAGAAGAATTAAAAGCATGGATTTAATTATTTTAAATGATGGAATATATCACTTAATTCCAGTTACAAAAAAATTATTAGAAGGAATTGCATTAACTACGGACGTAGATTGTTTTGATCTGTGTGATATCATTAGATTAAAATTAACAGGGTATGTTGACACTTTAAATCTTCACATTATGAAGGATGGTAGTGGAAGTTTAATTGGATGTATGTGTCGTTAATTTGTCATATCCATTAGTAAAGTTAAAAGTACGGCTCCCATACCACCAACTATCCAATACTCTAGTCTTTTAATACGTTCTTTCATTTCTTTTATTTGTTCAAACGTTTGCTTTTGCATTATTCTGCAAAGTTTTTCATGGGATTCAATTTTTTGTAATGCTGATTTTCTAGTCATTGTTACTCCCTAAATGCAGCGTGTTGTCCTGTGGACATGCCACTTCCTAATTGTGCTCCGCCTGCATTGTTTCCTACAGGGCTTTCATTAAAACTTTGATTGTCATTATCTCCTCCTTGATAGTCTGCACCCATATCTATAATGCCTCCAGAATCAAAAGGATCTTGTTTTTTTTGAATTTGTGTTTTAACATCGTCATAGCTTAATCCATAATTATCCATATAAAATTGATTTGCTAAATCTTGATCTAAACTTCTTAATCCCGCTAAAGCGTGTGATCGATAAGAGCTAGTTCCTGGTTGCATGTAATTATCCATCATACTTACAACATTATATCCATACTTATCTTGTCTGCCGTGTGGACCATATCCTCCATACATATCTAAAAGATTCTGATCATAAGGTTTAGGACCAAATTTAGTCATTATAAAATTCATTCCAGGTATTCCAGTGGCCATTCCCATTATACCCGCCATTATAGGTACTCCATATTTATTCAACATAGATCCAATTGGTTGAGTTACAGACTGTAGTCCAGCATAAAAAGGATCAATGTCTTGCGTATTAGTTTGACTTTGATTGTATGTATCTGATCCAAGATCCGTGTCTTGTGATACAGTATTAATGTTAGCATCATAAACCTGCTCTCCAATCGTTCTACCTGGAGCTATTCCTTTTAGTTCTGCTGCTAGTTTAAGTTCTTTTAAAGTTGTCATAGTTTATCCAAAAGGAAATAGTTTATCAAATTTTTGATCAGTTGGTAGTAAATTATATTTGGTTCCTAAATTAGTGGTATTAACAGAAGCCATGTTTACTGATGCATTTTTGTTTGGATCAACTGGTAGTACCGCTGGCACATTATTGACTGGAACTAAATTAGCACCTCTAGGTGGTAAGGTTCTTGCTTCTTTAACACCAAAAGTTAAAGCTGCATCAATATATGCTTCGAAACTTTCTAAACTATCATTAAGATCATAGTTTCTTACATCTTTTCTTAAATCATCCCATGCATCTTCAGCTACATCTAAACCTAGTTCAAATTTTAATGCCGCATCTAGATTTTGGTCCTCTAATCTTTCAAGTAAAGATTTAACTCTAGCATCACTTGGGGTAGGAACTTTAAATCTACCAGCAAATAAATTTTGTACTTCTGTTTTGTTTTTTAAACGATCATTTAAAACTTTTCTTAAATCACTTCTACTTACACCTAAATCTTCGGCAGCTTGAATAATATTCATTAAATTTTTTTGAGATTTAAATGAGTCCATTACCCAAACTTTGTAAGCATTAATTTTTTCTTCTGGTGTAGACCTTGCGCTATAAGCAATACTTGCAAACTTGGAACCTATGTTTCTTTTATCTCTTCCAAATGATGTAATAATAAATGGCATACTTTGCATAGGTTTAATTTCCTGGACCCTTACACCAGCCATCAGTGCTACTAATTCGTCTCTTAAATTTCTTTCACTACCATAGTCGGTAAATCTACCACTAGCACCATCCCATATTTTAACTGCAGAAGTAAATGCTCCAGGGTTAAGGCCACCTATGATATGTTCTAAACTTTTAGATAGCTTTACACCTAGTGGATCTGTTTCTCTATAAATAACTTTACCTGTTCCTGTTTTTCCACCTCTTAAACTAACATCCGTGATTCTTTCAACACCAATAGACTCGGATATAAATGGTGAAAAGAATTCTACTAAAGCTCCAGGATTATCGGGAGTACCAATTAAAGAATTAAACACAATTGTATTTACGCTGTCTTGATTTACTTCTCCTCTACCAAAAGCATTTACAACCGCATTGATTGGTCTGACTAATGAATCGTATGGATTAGAATATGAAAAATTAAAATACTTAAAGTTACCATCGGCATCAGGCGATGACACTGGTATTAATGTTGCGTTTTTTTCATACACAGGAACAAACGCTCTAGCCTTTTGCATCATCTCATCAGTTACCCCAGTGATGGCTTGAGCTGTGCCACCAATAACTGTACCTATACCACCAAACGTTGCTGAAGCTCCGATTAATCTACGAGCTCCCATTTGTCTAATGTATGGGTTGGTGCTAGTTAATTCTCTTGCACCAATTGTAATTAGATTAGATCCTGTTCTTAATATCTCTGCAGGAAACGCTATGAAATTTCCTAAAGGTAAGTCTCTAATACTTTGAATTATTTTAGGGACCTTACTGTAAGTCGGAATAGTATTAGTTACAAGATACGCAGACACTTCTTTAAGAGCTTCGTCTGCCGTTTTCTTTGCACCTGTAATAGAACTTATTTCAATAAAATCTTCTTTAGCTACAGTTCTGTACCAGTCTTTTACTTCATCTAATACTTTAGCAGGAGTAGCTTTAGGATCTCCGAACGCTTGTTT